TGAAACTGAACCAGAACAAGAATTTGACGCAACCACAGACTTTTGAGTCTCCGCATCAGCAAGCTATTTTGACCCCACCACAGACTTCTGACCAGCCTTGGGTTGATTGCCCTGACGGCTTTGATTCTTGGAAAGACAAATTGAAACGTCCTAACCCACCTACACCAGAGATGGTAGAACGTGCTAAGTTTGTCGATAAGACGTACGTTTGGCATGGTCGCTAATGCTGATCTTTGATTTAGAAACTGACGGACTTGTACGTGATGTTACCACCATCCACTGCCTTGTTATCTATGACACAGAGACAGATCAAACAATGGTCTTCAACGATCAATCGTTTGAAAGAGTTAGTGACAAACCCGCGACGGACCCGATTGTTAGAGGTGTCCAACTCCTTGAAGATGCTGATCTCATTGCTGGTCATAACATTATTAATTATGACCTTAACGTTATCAACAAACTTTATCCTTGGTTTAGACGTATTGGTGATTGCCTGGATACTCTTCTGCTTAGCCGTCTTTATCACCCGAACATGATGGATCTAGATAAGAAGCAGAAGTGGGAAGGTATGCCCCTCAAGCTGTATGGTTCACATAGTCTTGAGTCGTACGGTTATCGCCTGGGTGAAGCCAAGGGTGACTACGGTAAGACTTCCGATTGGAAGGAGTGGTCACAAGAAATGCAGGATTACTGTATACAAGATGTTAAAGTTACCACCAAACTATGCGAGCACTTCCGCCCATACCTAGCTGGGTTGCGCTAGAACACGAAGCAGCCCATGTCCTTCAACAACAGGAGAATCATGGATGGTGTTTTGATGAAAGAGCTGCATGGGAGCTTACATCGGCTCTCCAAAAAGAATTGGAAGAGACTCATAAAATACTACGAAACAGGCATCCTTTCGTCAAAGGCGAGGAAAAAACTCCTAAAAGAAATAACAAAACACAAGGCTACGTTCTTGGCGCAACATTCACCAGACTAAAAGAATTTAACCCTACATCGAGAGATCATATTGCATGGATTCTTACGACCTTTTATGGATGGAAACCCACCCAGCTGACAGCCACTGGGAAGCCTATTATCGACGAACCGATTTTGAAAGAGATTGGATCAGAAATTTCTATGATGTTTCTGAGATGTTTGACGGTAACGAAAATGCTTGGGATGCTCTCAGAAGGCGTGAACGGGTGGCTGAAGCTTGTTACGAATGAACAGAGGATACATCACCACTGCTCAGTCGCAACCTCTACATTTAGATGCGCTCACCGACACCCAAATCTCGCCCAAGTGCCAAGCGACCATAGATTTAGAGAACTCTTTATACCAACTCCGGGTCAAGTTATGGTCGGGGCTGATCTTGCTGGGATTGAGCTTCGGATGCTTAGCCACTTCCTTGCTCGTTATGACAATGGACGCTACGCCGACATCCTCCTCAACGGAGACATCCACCAAGTTAATGCCGACAAGATAGGAATCTCTCGTAAACTGGTCAAGACTGTTACGTATGCGTTCCTGTATGGTGCCGGTGATGAAAAAATCGGACACAGTTATGACAAACTTCTTTCATCCCAAGCAGCCAAGAAAAAAGGAAAGGAGATCAGGCAAGCCTATATTGAGGCAATTGATGGACTCGATAAACTCTTGGAGGCAATTAAGAAAGCTTCAGAACGAGGATTTATCAAAGCTCTCGATGGTAGAAAAATTATCGTGGATTCACCGCATAAAGCGTTGAACTATTGTCTACAAGGTAACTCTGCTATACTGGCTAAACGGTGGATGGTCATCAACCAAAACAATCTCAAACTATTAAACCTATGCTGCAGCCAACTAGCCTTCGTACATGACGAGTTACAATTTGAGTGTTCACCCGAGCACGCACAAGACCTATGTTCATCCTTGGTACTCAGCGCTAAAGAAGCTGGAGAGTACTACAACCTCAGAGTCGAAATCGACGCTGAAGCAACCACCGGAAACAACTGGAGTGAAACCCACTAATGAGAAGCAAAACAATGATGGGTCAGAAAACCCATGTCCCCTTCAAGTCCAAGAAGACCTCGCAAGGTATGGGGAAAAATAGCAAGCCTAAGGCTGGTAAAAAGAGATACAGAGGACAGGGTAAGTGAAGTTACTTGTAGATGCGGATTACGTCGTCTACAAATGCTGTGCCGGTGCTGAAACAGAAGTTGATTGGGGTGATGATGTAATTCTAGTCACAAGTAAATTTAGTGAAGCATACTCATGTGTAGAACGCGAACTAAAAAAGATCGCTAGTAACTTCATGTGGGATGTACCTGAAACAATTCTGTTCTTTAGTGACAGTACAAACTTTCGTAAAAAAATCCAACCCGACTATAAAGGTCATCGCAACCGTAAGAAACCTTGTGGTTACAAACGTGTTATTAACAAACTCAAGACTGAGTATGAAGTTATTGTGATGCCTACACTTGAGGCTGACGACGCCTTAGGTATTTATGCAACAGCTAATCCTGGTAACATCCTTTGCTCACCTGATAAGGATATGCGCCAGATACCTGGCAAGTTATTCGACATGAAAGAATTGATGAATGTGGAAGAGCTTGAAGGTAAACGCTGGCATTTTGTTCAAACATTAGCAGGAGATCAAACAGATGGTTACGCCGGTTGTCCCGGTATTGGTATTAAACGTGCCGCTGCACTCTTTGAAGAAAAAGGGTACAGCTGGAAGACCGTTGTGGATGCGTTTGCTGAGAAAGATCTTTCGGAAGAAGTCGCAATCGAAAACGCAAGACTTGCCAAAATTCTTACAGCAAATGATTATGACTTCATCAACAAGCAACCCGTTCTCTGGACCCCCACCAGTGATTATCGACTTGACGATTGAGCAGGATTTAAAGATGCGTCAAATTAAAGATGCACTTGAAAAACCTGAAACAAAAAAGGAGGACATCATTACTATCTTCCTTGCATTACAACGACAAAATTTTTGCCTTGCTAACAACGTATCTAACCTAGTCAAACAATGGCCCTCTGCCCAAAATGCAAGGTAAGAGATAAAGGGCGTAATCCTTATTGTAAACCTTGTTTTAAAGAATACAACAAACAAAGGCTTAAAAAGAAAAGAGACTTTGTTAATGAATACAAACTAGCTAGAGGTTGTTGTAAATGTGGCTATAATGAGCACCCTGTAGCACTTGAATTAAACCATATTGATCCTAGCACTAAAATTTATAGCATTGGCAAACAGCTTATTGGTATTTCAATGCCAAAACTTATAGCTGAACTTAAAAAATGTAATGTTATGTGTGCTAATTGTCACCAAATACATACTTTTGAAAATGGACACCACCTCTCCTAGCTATTATCAGCGAGGATCTATCCAACCGTGGGATTTTATCCGAGACCAAGGATTAAACTATCACTTGGGTAACGCAATTAAATACATTTGCCGTGCTGGTCATAAAGATAGTGCGGCGCAAGACTTGAAAAAAGCAATTCACTATCTTGAAAATGAGCTATCCCACCTTACTTCAACAAGCAAACGAGTTCCGCTCCGCCTTCAGCGTCCCGAATGGGGCGATGTATCGAAAGAAACAGAAGTCTTTGATCGATGAAGAATGGTCTGAGTTTCATGAAGCATACCATCGTGAGCCGATGGATCATGTCCTTAAAGAGCTTGCAGACCTTGTTTATGTTTGCTATCAATACGCAGCAAACGAAGGATGGAATCTCGACGAAGCCCTAGATCGAGTTCATAAATCTAACATGTCCAAACTGGATGAAAATGGGCAACCAATCCTTCGTGCTGACGGTAAAGTACTGAAAGGACCAAACTATAAACCACCACACCTTGGCGACCTTATCTAAAATGTCCAATCTTATCTCCCGCACCGGTCGTGTCCAGTCCTGGATTGACGATCCAACCTCACGCCTTCCAGTCAGCTGCACAGTGTTTGTAGTTGAGAATGAGATGGAAGGTCCAAACGGTCTCGAAGCATCTTGGCGCTTTGTAAGCCATGCACTGCGTTATGGTGCAGGCTGCGCCGTTCACCTTTCTAAGCTCGACCCCCAGGGGCACGAGAGGCCCTCTGGCGTGACTGCTAGTGGTCCGGTATCTTTTGCAAAAATCTACAGTACCCTAAATGAAATCCTTCGTAGAGGTGGCGTCTACAAAAATGGGGCAGTGGTTTGTCATCTCGACCTTAACCATCCTGACTGTCTCAACTTTATTCGCACTCCTAGGAATGAACTTCCGTGGGTTAAACGATGCGTCAACATCACCGCTGAGTGGTGGGCGTCCTGTGACTTCAAAGAACAACTCCTTTACGGAATCAAATCTGGCGACATCTGGCTCAACAAAGTAAAGTATGACAATGAAGGAAACCGAATCCGAGGTAACGTCTGTCTCGAAGTATATCTGCCCTCACGAGGAACGTGCTTGCTACAGCATGTCAATCTTGGAGCCTGTGAGTTCGACGACATTCCACGAGCATTTGCTGAAGGTATGTCCGAGTTGTGCGAGCTTCATGGTCGAACAGGTGTCGGAGATTCTGGAGAATACCTCCCGTCTGAAACTGATCGACAGGTGGGACTCGGAATGCTTGGTCTCGCAAACCTCCTACGGCGGTACGGAGTAACGTATGACCAGTTTGGACGTGCGTTGGAACAATTCAACAGTGGAGAATCAGTACGGTCTGCAGCCTATGAACTTGTCACCCAAATTAATTCTGGCATTGAGCAAGCAGCCAGCATTGCTCGCCATAATAAAATGGTTCGAGCCTTTGCTATTGCGCCCACTGCCTCCTGCAGTTATCGAAGCACAGATCTGGATGGCTATACTTGCACACCAGAAATCGCTCCACCTATCTCGCAGACAGTCGATCGTGACAGCGGTACTTTCGGAGTACAAACATACAACTATGGTGATGTAGAGATCGCCAGTAAAGTAGGCTGGGAAGCTTACAAACGTGTTGCCGATGGCATCATGACTCTACTTAATAGAACTGGACTTCTTCATGGATACTCCTTCAATTCGTGGTCTGATGTAGTCACGTATAATGAAGAGTTTATCGAAGAGTGGCTTGAATCGCCCCAGACTTCACTTTATTATTCGCTTCAAGTTATGGGCGATGTTCAAGATAAGTCGAATGCGTACGCTGCTCTGGAAGACAGTGATGTAGATGACTATCTGAACAGCCTACTTGAGGACACCCCTGAACCTCAATGTGATTGTGCAGAATGAACCCTTATCAAAAACTAATGGCGCGGAAGCGCAAATGGACACCAGTACAGACAGATGCAGGTATTTGCAAAGGAGGCTCGGAAGCAACGATCCTCCGTGCACTTGCCTTGAGACATATGGAA